CCGCTGAAGCGGGTCACTACGAACTACGAACCGGAAAAGGCCGGCGAGCATTTCCGGGATAGACGGCCCGCTGTGAGCCAAGCAGGGTCGGAGGATGCCCGTCGATCATGCGGCCGAAATCGCGCACCTGGAGAGGCTGCTCAACAGCGGCGTCCGCAGTGGCAGCGTGGATGGCCAGCAGACCGAGCTCGACCTGGCCGAGGTCCGCCGCCGGTTGAGCGAGCTGAAACGGCTGCAAGAAGGCAGCACGTACAGCCGGCCGAAGAACGCCGGCATTGATCTGCGCCGCGTCTGACCCGGCGCTGAACGCGACCCGGCGCTGAACGCGACCCGCTGAAGCGGGTCACTACGAACTATGATCGCCGCCACCGCCAACCGTCTGCCGTTTCTCCGCCGCGCCGCGCTGGCGAGCCGCGCGGCGGTGAAGGCCTACCGGCTGGGCTACGAGGCCGTCGAGGACTCCACGCGGCGCAAGACCGTGACGGTCAACCTGGGGTCCGAGGACGAAATCCTCAAGACCCGCGACCGCGACAAGCTGGTCTCCTCCACCCGGCAGCTCCGCCGCAACTCGGCGCTGTGCGCCTGGCTGATCCGCAAGCACCTCGATTTCGTCTCCACGTTCACGTTTCAATGCACGCATCCGGATCCGGAACTCCGCCAGGACGTGGAGGACTTCGTCGCGTGGTGGGGCCGTGCCGAGAACTGCGACGCGGCCGGCCGGCACCCGCTGCGGCGCTTGATCCGGCTCAGCGAAGCGCATCGCTCGATCGAGGGTGATGACTTGCACGTCCGCCTCGCCGACGGACGGCTGCAGGTCGTCGCCGGCCCGCGGATCCGCACGCCGGCCGGCCGCAATTCCGATACGGAAATCTGGCGGCACGGCGTGCGCGTGAACAAGGCGGGCGCGGCGCTGGCCTATGCGGTGCACACGCGCAACGCGCTCAAGCAGTGGGAGCTGGACCGGATCGTGCCCGCGGAAAACGCCGTGCTGCACGGCTATTTCGACACGCTGGAACAAGTCCGCGGCGTGCCGCCCCTGGCCGCGTCGGTGAATCCACTCACCGACACCCACGCCAATATCGACCTGGCCCTGGCGCGGGCGAAGGTCGCGACCTACTTCGCCCTCAAGATTTTCACGGAGCGCGACCTGGGGCAGGACGGAATCGACCTGCCCGGCACGCCCACGGAGGATGCGACCGGCCGGGAAGTCACCGTGGACTTCGGCGCGGGGCCGCAACTGCTCAACCTCGATGCCGGAGAAAACGCCGAGTTCCTGGAGTCGCACCAGCCGTCCACGGAGTTTGTCCAGTTTCACGAATCGGTCATCGCGCTGGCCCTGCTCTGCTGCGACCTGCCCCTCACGTTTTTGTGGCCGCACAAGACCAATTTCGTCGGCCAGCAAAGCGGCCTGCAGCTCTACAAGATGAGCGCCGACTCCAAGCGGGCCGATAACGTCGAGCTGCTCACCGGGCACACGCTGTGGCGGCTGCGGTTAGCGGTGCTCAACGGCGAGCTGGAACTGCCCAGCGGCACCACGGTGGACGACCTGCCGTTTGAGTGGGTGCCGATCGGCATCCCCTGGTGGGACAAGAGCAAACAGATTCGCGGCGACCTCATGGCGATCGCCGCCGGGCTGGACAACCCGCAGCGCGTCTCGCGCGAGCACGGCACCGATTTCGTCGAGAATGTGGACCGCATCGCGGACGCCTTGAAATACGCGCGGGAGAAACTCGGCGAATACGGCGTGAGCCTGCGGTGGGACGCACAGCCCGAGCTGGCCGTCGTCGTGCCCGCGGGAGAGGAGGGCGCCGATGACTAAGCCCCTCCCCCTCCGGACTCCCTCCGACCTCGCCTTCGACGCCCCGCGCCGCGCGCTGCGCACGTCGCTGGGACCGCTGCGGTTCCAGGCCGGCAACCGCGACGGCGATGAGACGCCGGTCACGATCGTGGCCCGCACGGGGCAGGTCATCGATCACTGGTTTTGGGGCCGCATGGTCCACGACTTCGCGGGCATGACCGTCCACAAGCAGCGGCTGCCGATCGACTGGTGTCACCTCGACGACGAGATCCTGGGCCGCATCGACGAGTGGCAGGCCGGCGCGGACCTCACGGTCAAGGGCGCGCTGGTGCACTTCCGCGCCGACGACCGGGCCAGCGAAGTGGCCCACAAGGCGGGGCACGGCGTGCCCTACGAGGCGTCGATCGACTGGCGGCCGGCCAAGCCCGGCGACGTGCTGATCGAATTCGTGCCGGAGGGAGTGACCGTCCTCGTCAACGAGCAACAGATCGAGGGGCCGCTCACCGTGTTCCGGCGCTGGCCATTGCGGGCGGTCGCCATCTGCCCGCACGGCGCCGATTCCGACACGGCCACCGACCTCGCGCGGGCCGGGCCGGCCGAGCTGGTCCCACTGTCCGTCCATCTCCTTTCCCGGGAGGCACCCATGCCCCGTTATGCCGCCAAAAAAACCAAGCCGGTCGATCCCCCGGCCGAGGACCCCCTCGAGGAAACCCCGCCGGCGCCGCCGGCCGAGGACGAAACGCCTCCGGCAGAAACCCCGGCCGGCGCACCGGAAACGGACCCGGACACGCCGCCGGAGGCCGAGCCGCCGCCGAAACCCGCCGGCGACCAGCAGCTCTCGGCGAAGCAGCTCCAGGCCTGGCGGGCGGAGTTCGGCGCGGACAACGCGCTGACCTGGCTCACCGAGGGCATCGACCTGGCCGAGGCCCGCCGCCGGCACAACGAGCAGCTCGCCGCGCAGCTCAAGGCGGCCCAGGCCGAGCGGGACAAGCTGCAGCAGCGGATCACTCAGGCGGGGGCCGGGGCCGGCCTCGGCGAACGCGACCCGCTCACCGCCGGCGACGAGGACCCGCCACCGGCCGGCCGCAACGGCAGTCCCACGCCCAGCGCGCGGGAACGGGCCGCCGCCGGCATCAAGGCCCGGATGACCGCGGCCGCCGCACGGAACTAAGTTCGTAGTGACCCGCTTCAGCGGGTCGCGTTGGATATGCGATTGGACGCGACCCGCTGAAGCGAAGAATTGCAAATTGCAAATTGCGAATTGCAAATTGCAAATTTGCAATGACCAATTTGCAATTTGCAATGACCTGGGAGTGAATCATGCCGCTCGTGACCCTGCTCGACATGGCCGTGCAACAGGCGGCCGACGACGTGGCCCCGTTGATCGACGAGGCCAGCCTGGCGATCCCCGAAATCCAAGTGATCGGCGGCGAGCCGATCCAGGGGACGTCCTACAAGACGCTGGTCCGCACCGCGCTGCCGGTGGTCAAGTTCCGCCAGGCCAACCAGGGCGTCCAGCCGACCAAGGCGACCTACATCAACCGGCTGGTGCAGACGTTCGCCGTCAATCCCCGCTGGTCCTGTGATATCCTGGTCGCCCGCGACCATCCGCGGGGCGAGGACGGCGCGCTGGCCGACGCCGGCATCGACATGCTGGAGGCTGCGCTGCAGCACGTCGCGCGGCAGCTCTATTACGGCAACGGCGCGGGCGGCAATGATGCCGACGGCTTCCCCGGCTTCGTCGACGTGGTGGATCCGGACATGGAGGTGGACGCCACCGGCGCGGTCGGCGCGGACAAGACGTCCGTGTGGGCCGTGCGGATCGGCATGGCCGACACCAAGCTGGTCTACGGCAATCTGGGGTCGTTCGACCTGGAGGACCCCCGCAAGGAGTCGGTAGACGACGCCAACGGCGACCCCTACACGGCGTGGGTCCAGGAGCTGCTCACCCACGTGGGCCTGCAGGTGGCCTCGATCACCTCGATCGGGCGCATCAAAAACCTGACGGCCGAGGCGGGCAAGATGCTCGATGACGACTTGGTCGCCGACCTGCTCGAAAAGTTCCCGGCCGGCAAGAAGCCGACGGCCCTGTTCATGGGTTCGCGCTCCATCGGCCAACTCCGCCGCAGCCGCACGGCGACCAACGCCACCGGCGCGCCGGCCCCGTACCCGACCGAGGCCCACGGGATCCCGATCCACGAGACGGATGGGCTGGTGATCGGCGGGCTGGAGGACGTGTAGGCATTGCAAATTGCAAATTGGTCATTGCAAATTTGCAATTCGCAATTTGCAATCCTTCCCACTTAAAGGAACCCGACTCATGCGACTCCCCGATCGAAAACCGTTCCGCGTGCCGCTGCAGGCGGTCTGCCTGCTGGCATTCGGCGTGCTGGGCCTGTGGGCCGTGGCGCACGACGACCCGGGCGGCGCGGCGCTGTTCGCGGCCGCGCCGATCATCGCGTTCGGCCGCGGCGACAAGGCGCTGTCCGTCAGCCAGGCCCTCCCCAACGGCGCCGCCACGACGCTCTCGGAGGGGATCGACCTGGGCGGGGGGGCGCGGCTCACCGAATGCGAGCTGCGGATCGAGGCCCCCGCGCTGACCACGGCGGAGCTCGCGAACGCGGCGACCGTGACCTACACGCTGGAGTTCGACGATGATCCCGCGTTCGGGACCGCCGTCGCCGCCGGCACGCCGCTTGTGCAGACCGGGGCCGGCGGCGTGGGCGCCGCGGCCGCCAATGCGCGGTACCGGCCGCCGACCCTCTCCAAGCGCTACGTGCGGTTGAAGGCCGTCAACAGCGGCGTCGGCGACGCCTCCGGCAAATCGGCCACGCTGCGGGTCGTGATGTGACAGCATGCCCAGCCCCAGCCCCTTCGAAACAGCCTTGGGCGCGAGCCTCGCGGCGCTGCACCAATTCGCGGCGGTGCCGGTGACCTATCGCCGCGGGGCGGCCAGCGTGGAGCTGACGGCGGTCCGCGGCTCAACGGAATCGCAGGAGATTGACGAACAGGGGGGCCTCGTCACCGTGCGGCTGCGCGATTACCTGATTTTCGCCGAGGCCCTCGTGCTCGGCGGTCAAGTCGTCCCGCCACGGGTGGGAGACGTCATTGAGGACGGGCCATTGCAGTGCCGTGTGCTGCCGGACGGGCCGGAGCCGGCGGCGCGGCACACCGGGCCGGACGGCACCCAATGGCGGATCCACACCAAAATCGTGAGCGAGGCGTAAATGGCGAGCCGGCTGGCCACTGTCCGCACGGCGGTCCGCGACGCGATCGCGACGCGGCGGGACCCGCCCGGCGCCGGCTACGTGGACAACTCGTTTGAGGTCGAGGCGGCGTACCTGCCGCGGAAGGCGCTCGAGGAATTGACCGACCCGCACGTGTGGGTCATCGGGATGGGCGGCGATGAGATGCGGCTCACCCGCAGCCGGGCCGTGGACGGCGAGCAGCCGATCCAGGTCATGCTGCAGCGGCAAGTGGACCTGGACGACCTGGCGTCGATCGACGTGTTGGCGGCGCTGCTGGAGCAATTGCGGGACACGTGCCGCGGCGTGGCCGCGGAAGTGGACACCTGGAGCTACGGCTGGCTGCGGACCGAGGCCCTCAAAGACCCCAACGAGCTGCCCTACAGCCTGGTCCAGATGCGGGAAAAGGCGCTGTTCGAGGG